CGACTGGAATCCACAAAGTGGACGCCGCGTGGTGATACATATGACCGCATCATCCTCGACTCGCAGACGGTAAAGTCGAATTTACTCGACGTGTTGTCCGTTGGATTCTCGGAACTGACCATTGATCGCGGTCTTCTGGTACCCGTGCGGGATGAGCCTCGCGGGCCATCGTTTGACCACGTCTACAATCCGCAGGTGATGCTTGAGCCGCTGTCCTACGAGTTCACCATGCCGGATCAGCCGGATGACTTCGACGGTGTCGACGTGGAATATTACGACCACATTACGAAGCAGGACGAAACCGTAGAATGCCGCCTACCCGGCGATGCTGGCCAGCGGGTTGATAAATTGCGGGTTGACGGTATTGGCAATAGGACCAAAGCGTGGCAATGGGGCATGCGGAAACGCCGGGCCCACTTGTACCGCCAGCGGCAATACAGCTTCAGGACAGAACTTGACGCGTTGAACAGTAGCTATTGGGACTACGCAGCGCTCGGCGTCACCACGCCAGGGTACGGCCAATCGGCATTGGTCGATGGGTTCGAGCCCCCGGCATATGTCGTCGGGCAGCCGATTACGATCATCAGCTCAGAACCGCTAGACTGGTCGAAGCCGGGCGTCTACAAGACAGTTCTTCGCCGCAAGGACGGCACCGCCTCAGGCCCCTACGTGGCGACCCGAGTTGACGACTATTCATTCACGATCCCGACACTGGATTTCGTGCCGGACCTGAGCGGCAATATCGACACGCCGCCAGTGATCCAGTTCGGCCACGAGTCCACGTGGTGCTTCCCTGCGCTGATCACTGAGGTGAAGCCTAGCGGCACACGGTCATGCAGCGTGACGGCGGTGAACTACGATCCACGGATGTACCTCGATGACGACGGGTTTCCGCCAGCGTGATAGACTGCCCGGAACCTGGGGAGGTAAAAATAGATGAGTCCACTGGAAAAGTTGTTTGCTGATCTCGGATTGGGCGTCGCTGCACTGGTCGGCGCACTGGTAGGGGTCTTCGCGCAGAAAGATATCGCAACGTGGAAACAAGCTGTTGTGTTCGTACTGAGCGGACTGGCTATCGGCTACTATGTAACGCCATTGGTCCTTGACTTATACTCAATCAAGACTGAACTCACCGGGGCGGTAGGGTTCCTCCTAGGCGCATTCGGCGGAGCCATTGCCGCTGCTGTGTTCAAGGCACTAGGGAACTTGGATCTCGTGGAGCTGGTCAAAAACCGCATTGGCGGAGGAGATCCCAAGTGATGCAAACCGTGAGCTCGATCGCTGTTGGCTTAATAGTTGTCCATGCCATTTGGTGCCTACTATGCCCTCGCGTCAGTGACGGTGTTCTCGGCAAACTCCTGTATCTTCTGCTCTCCCTCGCGGCTTTTGCATTCATCAGCCGCCCGTCACCCTTCTCACAAATGCTTCTGAATCTCAGCTTCGCCAGTATCGCCATTCGTCATTGGTGGATGAAAACGTACTGGCTGCAGATCAAGCGTTGCCTGCTGCGGGAGGGTAAACAGTGATGGACGCCGCCACTCTCGCTTCCGCAATGAATATCCCCGCTGCCCGCGCAGAGAAATGGGTTTATGCCCTAACTGCTGCAATGGCCGGCGCGCAGATTAACACTCGGTTACGCATCGCCGCATTCTTAGCGCAGATCGGCCACGAGAGCGGATCCCTTGTGTACAGCAAGGAGCTGGGCGGTCCGAGCTACTTCGCCAAGTACGACGGGCGCAAGGACTTGGGCAACACGCAACCAGGTGACGGCGCTCGGTTCTGTGGCCGTGGGCTGATTCAGGTCACCGGTCGCGCCAACTACGCCAAGGCAAGCCAAGCACTGTTCGGCGACGATCGCCTGTTGCGCAAGCCCGACTTACTGGAGCAACCCGACTGGGCGGCCAAGTCCGCAGCGTGGTACTGGACGACTCACAATCTGAACGCATTAGCTGACGCCGACCGGTTCACGGATATCACGCGCGCCATCAACGGTGGAACGAACGGTCTTGAAGATCGGAAAGCCCGGTACAAGCTGGCGCTGAGCGTGCTCACGTGATGCGCGGTTACGGCTACGCCGCAGCACTGCTCATCGGGGCGGCTGGCGCATGGTACGTCCAGGGCATCAGGTGGGACAACGATGTCGCGGGCTACGCCACCGCCATCGCTGCCAACGTGGATGCGGTGAACCAGCAGCTGATTGCCTCACGTGCGCAGACGGAACAGATCCGGCGCGACTACGAGACCTACAAACAGGATAAAGAGAATGAGACGAGTGCTCTTGAGCGTGCTGTTGCTGACGGCACTAAACGGCTGCGTGTCGCGGCCCGTTGTCCCGCAGCAGTGCGCACCGATGGAACCGTTTCCGGCGGAGTTGGAGCAGGAGCCCCAGAACTTGCAGCCACTGCTCGGTCGGATTATTTCGAGTTGCGCAGAGGACTCGACCGGCAATACGGATTGCTCCAGCTCTGTCGGTCGGAATTGAGGAAGCGGTCTAGTGGGACGGCGCAAGAGCCCAGCCGATAAACCAAAGGACGGATAACACCAACGCAGAAAGTGCTCCGCCAGTATTGCCTTTTGCGTCTGCCACGCTTGAGGCTATCAATAGAAAGGCGCTCATGATTGCGCAGATGGTTTTCATTTGCACCCCTTCACGTCTCTGAGAACCAACAACCGCGCCGCTTCAGGCGTGACCTCGTAGTGAAACTCCACCGGCGCAGTTGATTCGAGTTCAACGTCCCGTGGAAATTTGTAGCCTGTGTAAAAGCCCAGACCTGCCACCCAAAGTGCAACAAGAGGCCAAAGCCAGTTGTAGCTGCCGCCAGGTGCTCGGCGCCATTCAGTGGTAGGAGGAGGGATACGTTCGCCCGTTCTCGGATTTACCGTTTCACCGTGGTCGCCAATGCGCATGAAAGGCGGCTCAGGTGGCGGTGGTTTCTGTTCGTGCATAATAAAAACACTCCAGTGAACCGCGACGATGCGGCCCGTTGCTAATACTCCACCAGTACCCTTCGCACCGGCAGTTGGTTTTCTTGTGCTCAGTCGAGCGTCTGTACCAGTCGACCCGCCAGTAGCCGCCGCAGTCACAGTGCAGCGGTGCGTCCCTATCCTGCTCGCGCAGCTTGCGGCACGTGGCGCACTTGCAGGTATTGCGCATCAGGTGCGGCTCACGGGCCAGGGTGCGCCGGTGGCCGCATTTGCGGCATCTGCAGGGGTAGCGTGTCACGAGGAGCAGACGACCATAAGCAGGATTAGTACGAATACGCCGAGCATTATCCAGATCATTTCAGTTAACCCCGCCGTCGTATGTGCAATTCTTGCCGCAGGATTCGGTGTAGCTGGTCGACCCGGGGCAGTTGGTGAAGTAGCGCGAGCGTCCGCCGTCAGCGAATCGGTAAACGGTGCACTGATCAACCGTGAACAACTTGTCCACGATGAACTCTGTGCCTGCGCGCTGCGATTGCTCCGCTGGTTTCTCGCAACCGGCTAAGGCAAGCAGTACGAGTGCGGCAATTGCGTATCGGGTCATGCGACGTCTCCATTGGGCCATAAGCCCTTTACGTGGTTGAGTGCTTCGGCTCGGGACATGGGCGCGCCGACCATGCTAAAGGCGGGCCGCCCCGGTAGCGTCACGAGCCAGTGTGCTTTGGGCTGGTCCAGTCTTCGAAATAGACGCAATCGAAAATCTCGTCGCTATCGTCGTGCTCCGAAACGAACAGCAGCGGATGGCCTTTTGTCGCGTGCAGGAACCTGGCCAATGTGTCGACATGCTCCCGGTCGCCGTACAGATAGTCTCGTTGCCCGACCCACAGTTTCACTTTGAGCGCGGGGCATGCCAAGTCGTAGGTCGTACTCATGGCCGCATCATCCGCTCTATGATCTGTTGCGTGACACGCACCGCATCGTTCTGCGCCACGGTGCACACCAGTGCCACGTGTTGCGGGCACAGCACGATGCCGCTCACGGTGATCCAGGTTCCCGGGCGCCATGCCCGTTGGTCCAGCAGCTGTACAGTCCTCATGGTCTGCGTACTCCAGTCAGTTGCTCCGGTACGACGCGCATCCGGGTGGTGCCCACGGCAACAACCTTGGCGAGCAACTTGTGGAACTCACTGGCCGGGTCGTTGATGCGGACGGTTTGGTTTACACGGTGTTTCATAAGTTGGCTCGTATCGGTTGGCTTGTGCGAAGTATCAACCGGGGTGACGCATGTGTCAACTACTGATTTTCAATACACCATTTATTGTGTTTGCTGCAGTTTTCCGAGTCCGACAAAATCTGCAAATTCAACGGGCAGTGCAGCCCAGAGACAAGCTCTCCCTGTAGCGGGATGATGTGGTCGACATGGTGCGGAATCCCTGTCGCAATCTGCATACCCTTGGCCAACTCGTAAAATAGCTTCATGTTTTTGAAGTCTTCCTCAGTAAGCCACTTCGGTGTTCTTTGGGGTTTCGCGGCCCGTCGCTTTGCCGTAATAGCATTGCGGTTACCTGGGTTCTCCCGCGCCCATCTTGCACTCGCTGCAGTTGGCTTTTACCCTTTCGGGATTTTTCTTGCGCCACGAATCCTCGGCCTCTTTTTGGCAAGCACGACATTGGTGTCGGAGCCCGTCAGCCGTCCCCGGTCGTGGGCGGAAATCGGTTACAGGTTTGCCGACATGGCATTTAGTACAAACCTTCATTTCCTGTACCTCTTAGCCCGGTAGGTTCCCCCGCAACGCACAGGCCACCCTGCCGCCCACTCTGGAAGCTGAGCCATCAGCGCTTCGAACTCTTTCTCGCTGCCGTAGCCTTCGGGAACTTCGCTCACGATTTCATCGTGAACCCGCATAACCACGGGGTAGTCGGCAGCCTCTAATCGGACGACAGCTGCGGCCATAAGGTCTCGGGCAGTAGCTTGCACAATATTCTCCACCAAGCGGCCCGCGTAGGTCTCCATACGCGACCAGCCCATGACGCCCATAGACGGGTTACTGTTCCACGTCATGTAGGTCAGCGCGTAGGTGGTGACGCCCGTGAAGCGTTCTGTCCGTTCTGCGCGTGGGGAATGGTAAGTCAGGCGTCGACCGCTGAGCAGTGTGACGAATAAAGCATCCCCTAACATCTGGAAGTCGATGCCGCGGTACGTGAAAACCTGGCCCGGGTTCAGCACCGCGTTGAGGAACATCCCCTCATAACCGTAGTTTTCGAACCGATCCGGCCGCCAGGGTTTGCCCCGAACCTGGCCGCCGGCACACTCAGCAAGCATCGGCGAAGCATCTCGCCATTTAACGATAAGGGCTTTAACTTCCTCGTCGGTGAAGTTGTCAGATTTGTCGAAGTTACGCCAGGCGCCGACCCAACCCATAAAGCCTGGTGCCAGCTCGGCAACTTTACCGATCTTGTTACGGTCAGGGTGCTCGTCGCCGTGCTCTTTGAAATAGTCCTCGTAGAACTGATAGGGCTTGCCGGTCACACTGGACGCACCGTGATAGTAGATCGATTCGCCGGCTTCAAAAGCCCGGATTCGCCATTCTTCGCCAGCAAGCATCGCCAATACTACGGCTTCAATTGAGCTGTAGTCGGAGCACATCAGATCCTTGCCGGGGCCTGAAACTAAAAGCGAGCGTACGCATCCTGAAATCGTGAGCACCGCATCGCCGAAAAAATACTCGACCAGTTCAAGGTTCCGAAAACGCATTATCTCAAGAGCTGCCGCAACGGCTTTCCAAGTCCACTCCCCTTTTTTCCGTACCTCACTAAACATTTCGTCGGCGCCGCACCATGGGCACGCCGCATTACCCATGGCATAAGCTCGCCCACAGTTTACATCTGTGCACCAACGAATTTTCGGCCCCGCCTTGGGCATATTCCCCGGTTGCAAATCAAGGTGCACGTCTCGCCCCGTGCGGGCCCCGTGGTAGGCGTGCAGGTCGCAGGCCCGATCGCCTCGACTTGCCATACGCGCCATAGCGTAGACCTTCTTTACCGCCGCAGAACCGATCAAGTTTCGGATCTCAAGCGCACGAATGACCGGCTCGTAGTCGGCAATCACGCCGCCGTCATTCCCACTGTCATTGATACGTTTGCAAAGCCATTGAATAGCTTCCTCGACCGCTTCCGTATCGCCGGACTTCATCCGGTAGTCTGTGCAATCGCTGACCCACTCTTGAAGCTTCCCGATCTCGCTAGCTCTGGCCACAGTGCCGCCGGTGATTTGGTACAGCTCGGCGTTGTATTTTTCGTGGGCCTGCTGTAGCACGGCGATGCAGGCGTGAACCGAGTCCAGGTCGATACCTACGCCACGCCAGTTACATTGCTGGTCTGCCAGCCAGTATTGCAATTCCTGCGGCACTAGATCAGGCATGCGCGCGCTGACCCCAGCTTCCGCCACGATATCCTGGTCACAGTAGCTGTAAAACTTGGCGGCGTTCTCGGGGTCTTCAGCGCAGGTGATGCGGGTCCGGGCATCGGTTTTGGTAGGGTTGCGCGGCCAGCTGAAGCGCTCCAGTTGCTTCTTGCCGTCTTTATCCTTGCCGATCGGCACCCGTAACACTTCGGCCAGGTTACCCAGTGCACCCGGTAGGCTAAAAGCACGGGCTTTGGCCATGCTGCACCGCATCTGGCGCAGATCAATCGCAGGCCACCCCCAACGCTCATGTAGCACACGCGTCCAGATGCGGAACTCGAACATACTGTGGTGGGTTTCGATCAGCCCTGCCTGTGTGTAACTAGGCGGCAGACTGGCGTCGAACTGGGCAAGGTGCTGAATAAGGTCAAGCGGCAACGGCTGTCCCGGTAGCCACATCTTGCGGCCGGCACCTTGCTTCAAGTCGTACGCGAGGCACAGCACCTCAGTGGAGGGGTCTTCGGAATACTTGGCCGCGCCGATGGCCGGGAGTCCTTTTTTCGTAGCGCCCACAGGGGCCTTGAACTTCTGGCTTACGGGATCCCACTCGAACCCCGCAGCACTAAACCCTTCGAAGTCCATATCGGGCAACACGGTGCTATAGCCCCACGCGACCGGGATACGTTGCCCGGCGCGCAACAGTTCTAACGGCGGCAGTGGGGCGACTGCGGCAGGTGGCGGGGGTGCGATGGCTGTCATGCTCGCTCCAGGGCCGACACGGCATCGTCCAGGAGCTGGGCGGCGTCTTTGAGCGCCTTCTCTTTCTCGTAACCTTCTATCAGACCGTGCTCGTCAAAGGTGTTTCCGTATCGCGTCGACCGCTGCAGTAGCGCGTCTCGCAGAATTTCGATTTGATCGCAAAGCGTGCTTTGAAAGCGAAGGCGGGGCAATTTGTCCACGGTGGCTTACTCCAGATATAAAAACGGCCCCGGCCGCAGTGACGCAGGCGGAGCCGTTGTGGCTAGGGTTGTGGGTTAGCGCCCGAACATCGCCTGATAGGCTTTGATCAACACGAGGCCGATGGCAAAGATCGCGAAGCAGAACGCAACCACTGCGAGGCCGCCCCAGAACGGGGCGGTTACCCACCACCAACTCCAGTTGATGTAGCCTGTCAGCTTGAGCCCGACGAACAAGACGCCGAGCATCCCGAGTACCGTCGCGCCGCTAGAACTGCTG